TGAATTTACAGGCATATTCGTTTCCGGGGATTCGGTAGCCGCGCCCTCGTCATTCCCTGCTGTAACGCTTGTGGAGATGGATAACTCCATCTACATGCGCACGATGGGGCTGGCCCGAATCGAAAACCATGCGTCAATCATGTATCAGGCCGAGTGTTATAGCAATTTATCTTCGGGTAAAAAGGCACAATGCAAAGCGATTATGGCGATTATCGACACGGAAATGCAAAAGCTCGGTTTTGTCCGAATCGGCAGCGGCCCGATGGCTTTGCCGAATGCGGACGCAACAAAATACAGAATGGTCGCCCGATATAGGGCGGTTATAAGCAAAACAGGCTCAATCTATAAAATTACTTAGGAGGTAAATAAAATGTTAGAAATTTCTTCGGTCGGCGCAAAAGTAGCTTATTGCGTGGCTGCAACGGCTGGCGTAATGCCGACAACGGGGTACACCGAAATCCCCGACATTAAGGAAGCACCCGAAATCGAAATGACTACCGAAACGCTTGATTGCAGCAATCTATCGGACACAATCACCCGCTACATAGCTGGACGTTCCGACCCCGGCGGTGAAAAGGCGTTCTCAGCAAACAACACTTCCGCATTCAGGACGGCTTGGGAAACGTTCGTTACGGCGGCCAAGACCGCAGCAGCGGCCGGTAAAGAAACCTACATCGCGTACATCCCGCCCGAAGGCGACGATGAAGCATTTATCTGGATCGGACAACCCCAGTCGCTCGGGCACGGCGGGTTCCAGGACAACAGCGTATTGACTCTTGCGCCGAAAGCCGTATGCGCTGGCGTTATCGGGTATGAGGCGAAGCCGACTTTGGTCGCAACGCCCGAAACATACCTTGTAACCTTTGGAGTATCAGATTCACTTGATGCGCGTATTCCAGGGGCGAAAGTCATTGTCGGCGGAAGAGCCCTCGTCACGGACGCGAACGGTTTTGCAAAAACATATCTTGCAGACGGCAACCATGCGTACATAGTGTCGGCAACGGGATATGAGGATGCATCTGGCTCTGTCGTGGTGTCCAGCGCGGCGGTATTTGAGGAAGTCGAAATGACGGCAGAATAATAAGGAGGCACACAGATGTCCAAGAAGGAAGTCAACGAGAAAATTAAGCCCTTGATTTTGACCGATAACGAAACAGGCGAAAAGTATGTTCTCGAGTTTTCCCGCGAAAGCGTAAGGTTCGCAGAAATGCGCGGCTTCGATGTGGAAGATTTGGGTAAATATCCCATGACAAAAATCCCCGAACTGTTTTTCTATGCGTTCCGTATGCATCACAGGAATATTGCACGGGAACGCACCGACCGCATGCTGTTTGACGATCTGAAAGGGCTGTCTGCTGCGGCGATTGAGCGGCTCGTAATGCTGTATGCTGCGCCGTTTGAAGCGTTGTCCGATATTGAATCGGAAAGCGGTGAAGCAAAAAACGCCCGGATGACGGTGGAGTTGTAACCGACAAACAATCGGCTCAACCCCCGCCGTCATTTACGGAAGTCTTTAACGAATCACTCTCGTACTATTTGGCAATCGGCATGCCGTCGGCGGAGTATTGGGAGGGTGACCCGTATCTGGTACGCGTCTATAAGCGGGCGCACGAACTGCGCAACGAGCAGCGCAATCAGGAAATGTGGCTGCAAGGACTTTATAATTGCAAGGCTTTTGATGCTGTAATCAATATGTTCTCATGGGGGTTGAACGGCAAGAAGGGAGCAAAGCCAAACGGGTATATTGAGAAGCCTGTTGACTTAAGGCCGAAAGCGACAATCACAAAAGAAGCGTTTTTGGAGCAATGGAAGGAAAGAAAGGCCGCATGGAGAGCGCGGTGAAAATCAAGCGGATAAGGTGGTGAGCGTATGGCGGTGACAATTGACGATCTGCAAATCGAAATACAGGGAAGCGCAGAAAATGCGGCAAGCGAAATCGAGCGTACCGCAACCTCGCTTGGCGTGCTTAAAAGGTCAATCACCAATGGATTGTTAAAAAAGCTGTCCTCGCTTTCGTCTGCGTTGAGTGATATAAAAGCTCCCATAACCGTGAACGTGAGTGTCAAGGGTATGGACGCGATAAAGGATGCGGTTAGTTCTGCGACCAAGAATCTCCCTCAAAACGCCGCTACCATTGCTCCGCTCGTTGATGGTTCTGCGGTTGAATCTGAATTTATTAAGGTGAAAAACGGTGCCGAACAAGCGTCGGATGGCCTTCGTACTATAAAGGACTTGGCCACAAACGCAAAAGCGGAGCTAGGCGCAACCGCCACCGTCGCAACCGATACGGGCAATAAAATAAAGCAAGTTGGGGAATCTGCAAAACGCAGCTCAAAGGGGCTTGGTAAATTCGTTGAATCTCTTAAGCGGATTGCCTTGTACCGTTTTGTTCGGTTTATCCTTAAAGAAATTACTACAGCCATAAAGGAAGGCATTCAAAACCTAGCACAATATAGCAAGGCCATCGGCGGCATAGACGCATCCAGAGCAAATGCTACCATGTCGCAGTTTGCGTCTATTGGTATGCAGGTCAAAAATACAATTGGCGCTGCGGTAATGCCCGTCCTTAACGCTCTAATGCCCGTGATCCAAACGCTTGCGAATTGGTTTATCATCGCCGCTAATGCTGTTAATCAGTTTTTTGCAGCCATTACAGGGGCATCTACATGGACGAAGGCAAAAGAGTATGCGGTTGATTATGCGGAAGGGCTGGACAAAGCGAGTGGTTCTGCTAAAAAACTAAAAGGGATGCTAGCAGGGTTTGATGAACTGAATGTAATTCAGTCTAAAACAGGTGGCGGTGGCGGCGGTGCTGGTGGGCTTGATTATGGGGATATGTTTGAGGAAACTGGTATTAGCGGCAAAATTGCTGAAATTGCTGATAAAATCAAGCCTGTTATAGAGTGGATCAAAGACAATCTTGATATTGTTAAGGGGATGGCTATTGGGATTGGGGCTGCCTTGCTTGGCTGGAAGCTGGCAGGAGGGTTTTCGGGTAGCATTGCAAAGCTGTTAGGAAATCTTAAAGGCATCGCGGCAGGAATACTCACTATCGCAGGTGCCGCAGCCTTGGTTGGCGGCGCTTTTGATGCGTGGGTAAATGGAGTTGATTGGCAAAACCTATTATTTATGATAGGTGGCACAGCGGGAATTGTCGCTGGACTTGCCATTAAGTTTGGCGTGGTGGGGGCTGCTATCGGGCTTCTTATTGGCGGCATTGCGGCACTTGTGGTTGGCATTAAGGATTGGATTACAACTGGCGAGCTGTCCACGGAAACGTTTGCGGCACTCGAATTTGGAATATTGGCGGTTGGTGGTGCGCTGGCGCTACTGATTTCGCCGTGGGCTTTAGTGGTTGCTGCTGTGGCCGCAGCAGCGTTGGCAATCTACAAATATTGGGATGAAATAAAGTTGTTTCTGTCAAATACCTGGACATCTATTCGTACAGGGATTGAAACAGCTTGGGCCGGGATCAAGAATTTCTTTACAGCCACGATCCCTAAGATTGTATCCGATATAGTCACATGGTTCAGGGAACTCCCCGGCAGGATAGCATATGCCATAGGGTTTGTGTTCGGAAGCCTTGACGCATGGAAAGCCAATGCGGTTAAGTGGGTTAAGGAGAAAGTGCCGGAAATCATCAACGGTGTCGTGACGTTTTTTGCAGAACTGCCCGGAAAAATCAAAGAGAAGCTCAATGCATTCAAGGACAAAATCATTGAGTGGAAAAACGACGTTATCAGGTGGTTCAAGGAAGAATTGCCGGGCGTTATTAACAGCGTAATCGATTGGTTTGCAAAATTGCCGGACGCGCTCAAGGACATAGGCAAAAACATGATTTACGGCCTATGGAACGGCATTATTAGCGTGGGCAATTGGCTATGGGGAAAGATCAAGTCCTTCTTTGGCGCGGCCTGGGACATTGTGCAAGATATTTTCAGTGGATTTGGAACTGGCTATGAGGCCGGTTACGCAAGCGTTCCTCGCTTCGCTTCTGGCGGCTACGTAGATGCAGGCCAGCTATTTATCGCCCGCGAAGCAGGCCCCGAAATGGTCGGCACAATGGGCGGGCGCACGGCGGTGGCTAATAATGACCAGATTGAAGCTGGCATTGAAGAAGC